ACTAGCTTGCTTCTTTAATCTAAGAACACTACTAGATGCAGGTTCAAACTCAATATTCCAACTAACACCCTTGAACTTTACATCCTTGATCTTTTCAGTAACAAGGTTCTTTCCCATCAACCTATAGTTGTTAATGAAGTCCCCTGATTCAGTTTCAAACTTGATGTTTTCTGGATCTTCATCTTTATTTGATACAGTGATTTTTGACTTTTCATCATATTCATCAAAACTCAAAATTGTCTTGAGTTTGTTAAGATTGGGCATACCAAACGTGCCAATGAACTCTGCAATAGGATCCTTAAATGAACCAAGAATAATTAGAGTCTTGTCTTCACTCATCGCAGAAATCAGTGTTTCTTTTTCAGTCCCGACTACCTTCACTAGTCCGATATCACCCAAATTGATATGTTGGGTTAGGTCTTGCAATTGATCTTTCATATATTTCCTCTTTGTTAATAATATTTAAAAAGTTACAACGTGTAATGTAATGGATTTTTTTAAGTAAATCAAACTCTATTTGACCGTTATTCAAAAGTAAACAAACTATCCACAGATGAATCAATATTGGTCTGACTGCGAATGTCCCAATTGAGAACACCCAATAAGTTTTCTATCTTTTCATCTACTAATGTACGTTCCATTCCTGCTTCATCGAATGGCAATTCTTTGAACCAATTTGGAAGTCTTAGTTCGTCAGTTGGATACGCAATGCTAGTCATATTCAATGGATTGTGTTTTAGTTTACAAACCACAATTTTCATTCCATCTACTATTTTCATAGAATAATTGTCACCATTCATTCTACGCAAATAATTATAGTTTATTGCTGCCATTGCATGTCCAACACCACATTTACCTGTGCGTTCATAATTCTCAGTATGTTTAGTCAAATTATTGACAGATTTAGGCGAACCCTTTTTCCATGGCTCTTGCGTTGATAGTTGTTGTTTGAAATCTCTTACCGCTTCAACTACCTCATCTTTGCCCTTACCTTGTTGGATAACCATCTTCAATACATCCATCAAGAATTCTTGCACATATTTAGGAGTATCAGCACGTTTCAAGTCAAGACCCATTGCCTTGACATCACCTAATTTACCATTTACATCTTTGCGCTTACCTTCTTTGTCATAGATGTTAATAGCATATCGTTTTTTAGTGATGAAGATACCTCGATCGCCAACAAGTTCACGCCCAGCTTTGATAATTTCGCCTTTGTTTCTTGGACAATGAAATGCATTTTCCATGAATTGAGGGAAGCTGGCATTAACTTCTTCAGCTATAGAATCATAAACTTGTACACAAATGTGTTTGTTCCATTCAAGTTCACCATTATCTATTTGAGTTTTGAACACTGGATATGCTGAAAAATAAACGGAATCAGTATCATTATAAATTACTGTAATTCCATCATGTTTATATTCATCAGTAATTATGTAATTTAATTGGGCACTCATGTGTTTTACGATTTGTCTACCGGTTAATGTAACTGATTGCCCTATTCTACGGTCAAAATATCTACAATGAGAATTCAACAATGATCCATAAACACTATTGAGGTTAATTTTTCTGACAAGTTGCCTTTTGTCCCAATAATCTTTTACTTGATTTACTACCGAGTCAGATCCAAATATTTTACCGTTTTCAATTTTCAAATTAAATTTTTTTATCAACTCAACTAGTCCATTTGCATCATTATTCAGTATCATTTTTTTAATATCAGATATATCAATCATTTGTAATAATCCTCTATTTTTTCATTACGTGCAAATATTGCTCTAGTTATGTTTGAATTTATTTTACCTTCTTTTGTGAATAAATTATGAGATTTAATCCACACTAAAAATTCTTCTTTAGACATATTTTTGTATTTTTCTAATGTTTTTAATCTTGTATTACTTATTTTTTGGTTAGTAGACTCTAATTGAATTCTAGGTTTTCTATCTTTGGGATAATTTATTTTCATTCCAGTTTTTTTCTCTACCATTTTTTGTATGCCTAATTTGATGGTAGATTCATTTGCGCCAAAATAACTCTTACCTATCATATCAGGTCTTTTTTTACCTGTTTTATTTTCTCTTACAAATTTTCTTGCTATTTCATAATGCCTGCTTGTAATCTTACCTTGTATTTTTTTTGCTAACCTATACACTATTTTATGCACGGCATTCTTCATTTTACAAGTTTTATAATGATTATTTCCATATCTTTTTATAAATGCTTTTGCTAGTAATAAGTGAGCAACAAAATGCTCTCGAAGTGTTAAATTTACTGTAAAATTATTTTTACCATAAATAGAAACAGGAAAAACATGGTGTTTTTCCTTATCTTTACTGTATGGTCTACCTTTAGCGTTACGACAAATTTTAATATATAATCTTAAGTAATTCATAATATAGTGTGTTGAAGTCAAATATATTTATCATTCTTCAACAACTTTATTATTTCTTCCTCTAAAGATTTAGGTAAATCGATTCCGGTTTTTAACAATTCTCCTTCTTCTATTTTTTTACGCATTTCTTTTCTCTCATTGAACCACCTGGTAAGCAAACCGGGTATAATACCATTTTGATCTGACCTAAAAATAGTACCATTTGCTGAAATAATATATGGATTACTGCTATCAAAGACAAGTTTCCATATTTCAGCCGCACTCATTTCCACGCTACGTCCATCTTCATAATCAAGTATGAGCATGGTACCTTTTTCTTGACGCATAATAGATTCATATTCCAATGAACCAAAAAGTCCTTCCCAGAGAATACTACCGGTTACATCATCATCACCTTCTTTGTAATTTTTCTTTTCACTTGCTAATTTTCTTCCTTTGTCATGCATATATTGATCGGTGAGTGTTTGTCTGACTTGTCCGACAATGGTCTCCGGTGCCATGTTAAGAGCGCGGATTGCTGACGGATACATAGATGCAACGTCCAGGCCGCCGAGCCATTCATGAATTCCTCTTTTGGGCGTAGCAACATAGGCACCTGCCGCTTGCTGTACATCATTATGCATTTCCTTTCGTTTTTTATCAGGTACAACTAAACCACGTTCGTGGGCTTCGTTCATGATTGCCATTTCAATCATTGCAACAGAACCCATTACAGTAGGCAATAGCACTGTGTTTTCATGTGCAAGTGCATTTGCCAAATCTAAAAACTTAAGCTTGTTATGAATCTTAACCATCAACATGGTATCTTGTCTGTTGTATTCAATGAACTTTTTAAAGTCTTTGTTATACAACTGATCAAGTGACCCTTCATATTTGGTCTTTCGTTCGTTGACTTCCATTTCACCAATTGCATCAAGGCTATAACTATGACGGCTTTCATAGTTATACTTTTTATACAATTGAAGATAGTCAATATGAATACGTCCAACGAAATCATACGTAGTTTCTTCTTTACCAAAACGTTCGTATTTTCTTGGTTTAGGCAATTGATCTAGAAGACAAAACTTTCGAGTATCGTCTTTACTCATTATCAGAGTAGTTCGATTTACCATGTAGGGTACGTCATATCCCTCAGAGTTCCATCCTGTTATTACATCTGCATCTTCAATAAGCTGAAAGAATGTTTCAAACATTTCAATTTCACTATTGAAAAGCAAGCAATTTTCAAAACTTTGAGTAATTTCAGTTGCAGTATCATTACTCATGTGTTTTGGAGCAATGCAAAGTGTGATCAGGATGTCCTGCCAATCCAAATATAGTGAGATACTAGTTACCGGATTGAAGGGGTCATCAGTTGATGCGTATCCTCTTTCTGAATCCCAGCCAACTTCAATGTCAAAGAAACATGTATGTAGCTTGGGAGGTTCTACCTTGAGATAGTTTTCACTTAGGCAACGAAAAACTACGTTTACATCGCTTTCAAATAGTTTTTTACTTGAATGTATACGTTTTTCTTTTTCGTATTCCGCACGTTTTTTGGTTGTGAATCTACTTACGGGAGTATTACCGTTAGCTGACAAGCCACGGTATTTGCCCTTAGGATCACTGTAATAGAAAGTATATACAGTAGGGAATTCTTTATATTCCCGTTTACCATTGTTTCTTTCGACAACGATAATACGGTCTTCATCCCTTGAATTTATCGCATCCACGTAGGACATAGATTATAGAGTCCGTCCTACAGTTTCTAGAATAGTGTTAAGTTCGTCATGGTCCTTGTTGGTTTGTGTCAACCCAGACTTATATGCAAGTTTTACTGCCTTCTTCAGAATACTTGGCTTGATTTCCAATTCTTCAGCTACAGCCTTGATAGTATCGCTTAGTCCACCCTGCAATGTATCAATTTCGTGCAGAGTTTGAATACCTTCTTCAACGATTTGCTTTAGTTTAATCTTTTGATCACCGGAAAACATTCTTTGTGTAGTCATTATAATCTCCTAATAAGTTAGAGATTATATTTATTTTGTTGGCAAGTTTCAAGTAAAAGGATAATTACTGAAATATCTTATGATGGCTCGCCCCATAAAT